TCCGCGATGTCATTGACGAGAATCGGCGTGTTCACATTCTCCGCGCCGCCAAACACGGTATGAACCGGCGCGGTGCCAACCAGAACCATCACGTTCTGGCACTTCGCGGCAACGCGGTTGCCCGCGGCCTGCGTCTGGCCATACGCGCCATGCAGATATGCTTCAGACATATCAAATTACCTCCTGATAAAAGAATAAGCCTGCTCAGTCAAGCAGGCTGGTATAGGCTTCATTGGGCTTCTCGTCCGCGTGACAGTTAAACAGCACGTCGATTTGCCCGTAATAAAGGGGTCTTTTGTCAACGATATAGCGCTGATCGGAGCGCAGGCCGTAGACCGTGCTCGCCTCGTTCACGCTCAAATCTGTGCCGGGGATGCTTTTCGCGCCCAAAAGGGCTTCGATAAAGTCATCCATCCAGTCAAGCAGCGTGAAAAGACCTTCTTCCGTTCCTTCGCGGATCAGGGTCAGGTCGAGTTCGCCGGTTTCATTGTACTTGTCAATGAATCCAGGCAGCCTCACGCCGTCCTCATACACGGAGAAAATGATGTGGGCCGCAAACTGCTGGCCCATTTCCTTCGGGCGCTTGATCCCGCTATAACGGTCAAAGCGCTGCTCTTCCATGTTTTTCGCAAAGGCGCTGGCAGGCAGGATGATGATGCTCGGCGCGCTGTTGGCAGGATCGGTTTCTGCGATTCTCGACAGATCGGGCCGGGTAGGGGCAAAGCCAAGGAAAACCTTCGGCTCTTGCCGCATAACCTTGGTGATATCGCCGCCCGGAGAGGGTGTTTTCATCAGCTTGCCGCGGCATACGTTATCAAACGTCCATGCCTGCAACTTTTTAAGCCGCGCTCTCGTTCTCATTCAGCCACCGCCTTTGGCATGTTGGCAACAAGCAGGATAGCGAGCATGCCCTCATCGTCCTGAGCTTGCAGAATCTTCATCATTCGCCCGTCAAAAATGCCGTGCTCGTTCGGCTCCGCCCGTCCGGGCCATTTGTCCTTCGGGACGTATACGAGCGTTTCTCTGGTATTGTTGTCCCATGAGATATCGTTGACGTTGTTGTTCTTACGCTTGAGGGCCGCTTCTTCGTCAGTTAAGCACACGAACGGTTTCCCGTTCCATGTGTGTTTTTTGGCGTAATGATCCTCCTGCATGAACACGCGCGTCAGGTCGTCGGCAATGCGGTCTTTCAGCGCCATTATGCATCAACCGCCTTGGTTTCGACCTTCTTGCGCTTGGGCGTCGCAGGGGAAGGAATGGCCTTCCCCTGCTCAATCAGGCGCGCACCGTAGCTGCTGCTGACGGTCTGCGCCTTGCCCGTTTTAAGGATTACAACTTTCATGTGCTGTCCTCCTTATTTCTTCTTACTGCTGCGCTTGCGGGGGGTAGCGGCAGGCGCTTCCGGCTCCGTCTCGGCTACGATGCCGTCCGTCACGTCGATTTCCGGGACTTCGGCTTCTTCCTCATCCTCGGCGTCGTCCGTGTCGTTCTCGTCGTCATCTTCTTCCGGCACCGGCAGGCCAGAGGCGACAGGCGCGGAGTATTCCGTCTTGTCATCCTCCTGCTTGCCGTCAGGGGCGGGCTCGCGCTCGTTCTGGATGGGTGCGGCCTCAATCTTGTCAATCGCGTTCAGCGCCGCGAGGCGGATCGCCTTGTCGTTGGGGATCGCTTCGGTGATAACCTCACCGGGCGTGAACATCTTGCCGTTCACGCGCACATAATGGCGAGCGATATACATGCCGCAACCTCCTTACAGGACGTGCGCCACAACCCACGCATCCACGTTGAACGGAACGATGGTCGGGCAGCTGGTCAGGCGGTTCTTGATGGCATTGCTTTCGACAGAGCCATAGCGCAGCGGCACTTCCTTCTTGATGTAGGTCTTGTGCTGCGAGTTCTGGCCGGGATCTTCAACCTGAGTGACCGGGCCGTGCGGGCACTTGAGGATGCCCTTGCCGCCAACCAGCAGCGTGCCGCTGGGCATGTACGGCTTCGTCTGGCCGTCATCGTCGATGAACTTGCCGGAATAGGAGTACATCTCAACGCCGTCGCTGTTGTAGCCAAGGAAGCGCACGCCATGACCCTTGTACTTGGTGTTGATCTTGCCCATCTCGGCGTTCTTCAGATCGAAATACTTGAGGTAGTCGCTGTTGGTCATCATGGCGGTGGCGACGTCCGGGGCCATCACCATAACCTCGGCAGCGCCGAGGCCATCAAAGACCATATCGACGATCTCGTGCATGTCGTCGTCGATCTTCGCGCCCACGCCTCCCCACGGCGTATCCGGCGTAAAGTTCTGCGTGAATCCGTAATCGGCAACCAGCGTGGTCTGGAGATCACGGCCCTCGTTGGTGTAGCGGAAAACGCTCAGTTTGCCGGTCAGAAGCACCTGACGCGCCATCCACTCGCGGCGAAGCTGAATCGCCTTGCGCATGTCGGTCAGGTCCTTGGCGAGCATCTTCTTCTCGCGCTGCTGCGGCGTCATCGCGCCCAGCACGCTTTCGCCGAAGCTGCGGCCCTTGATGTCGTTGTTCTCGATGATGCGCTCCGGGGCGATGGTGCAGAAGCCGATCTCGCGGGTCTCAAAGCCATCGCGGCCCATCAGCACGCCGCCCGCGCCCTGATGCACGATGGGGGCCATGCGGCGCGTACCCTTGCGGAAATCATAGATCGCCTTGTCGTCCTCGACAGCGCCCATGTCCGCGCAGAACAGGTCATACATAAAGCTGTACTCAGGAGGCAGCAGTTCAATCGCCGCCAGCTGCGCACGGGTAGAATAGATATCCATATCCTTGTCCTCCTTTCATCAGCCGCCGACTTCGTTGTTGAAGTCAGGGGCGGTTTCCATCATGTGGTTCAGAACGATGCCCTGCTGACGCAGAACAAGCGCGGCGGCGGCGTCCGGCGTGGAGCCGTCCTTGAGCAGCACCTTGCCCGCAATCATGCGGCCCGCGCGATACGCAGCGGCGTCCTCGGCGACGCTCGCATTGGCGTCGGTGTCAACCGTTTCGTCCAGCACCACAAGGGACTTGGTGGCTACGACGTCGGCGGCGGTTGCCGGGGCATACATGCCGGTCGCTTCGCGGAACATCAGCGTGCCGCGATTGATGACGCCGTTGCTCGGCGTGCAGGGAATGGCGATCTTGTCCGCGCCCTGCGGATCGGAAAGCAGATACGTCGGATTGCTTTCGCCAACCTTCTTGAAAAGGCTCATATTGTTTTCCTCCTTCTCTCTTGATTAGAACATGCCGTTCGCGCCGGCGCTCATAGCCTTAGCGAAATCGGCGATTTCCTTGGCGGCCTTGGCGGCTTCGTCCTCGCTGCCAGCGTCCATCTCGGCAGCGCCGCCCGTCACCTTCGCGGCAGGCTCGGTTTCCTTCTTGCGGCCATTCATAAACTGGTCGCCCTTCTCGCGCTGCGCCTTGATGATGCTCTTGAGGTAATCACCGGCGCTCATGCCGCTGCTCTTGGCGTCTGCCGCCATCTTCTCGTAGCCGGGCGGCGTCAGGTCGTCGATGTCGGCAATGCGCTGGCGCTCGTTCATCGCGCCCGCCTGCATCACGGCAGCGTGAAGTTCCGGATTACCGGCAAGCAGCTCCTCATTGGTCAGATTCTGGATGTCCATATCGGGTACTTCCTCCTCATGGTTGTTATTTTCAGACGGGCCATCTGCGGCAACAGCAGGCGTCCCGTTGCTGATATCGTTGTTGTCCTCGTCGCTCGTTTCAATGCTGTCCGGGACATTGGTGTACATCGCGCGCATGGCAGTCATCACGCGCCCGCTGACGCACGCGGCAGTTTTGCCGGTGTTGTTTTCCTCGTCGGTCACGGCGTCGCAGAAACCGGCGTCAACCGCCTCCTGTGCGCTGAACCACGTTGTTTCATCCATCCACGCCTTGATCTGCTCGTCGCTTTTGCCGCACCTCTTGGCGTAGATGGCGCGCGTGTTCTCTTCGTCTTTGCGCAGGCTTTCAGCCATTTTCTCCATGTCGCTTGCGGTGCCTCTGCACCAGTTATGCGGATTGTGGATCATGTACTGACTGCCGGGCGTGATGGTCACGCGCGCGCCGGGGATGGTGGCAAGCAGCGTCGCGGCGCTGGCACACATGCCCTCAATGCGGATGTCAATCTTCTCAAAGCCCGCATTGACAAGGATTGCGCGCATGGCAACCGCCTCGGTAACAAAGCCGCCCGGAGAGTTGATGCGAAGCAGAACGTTCTTCGCGCCATCCTCTTTGAGCTTCT